ACACGGTTGCCGCCGTCGCGCGTCGTGAAAATATAGTCGTGGTTCAGCGACTGCTTGTTGCCGGTAACGCGATGATAACCGGTCATCGCCATGCCGTCAGCCGGGTCTTTTGGCTCGAATCCAGCCTTCGTCAAAATGTCGTTCGGGTAGCGGTTCTCGACGGACAGCTCCACGTCGTCCGACCCGCACGCGATCAGCGACTCGAAGCAGATGCGTTTCATGGCCGCGCGCCCCTCGTCAATCGCCTCGCCGATGAAGTCATACACCGCGTTGGTCGTCTGCGTCACCGCCACCGACTCATGCGCCGACTGCTCGTGGCTGGCTGCCTGACCTTGCTCCTGCTGGGAGATGACCATGATGGTGTTCGCCATCTCAACAGTCTTTGCGATGGCCTCGAAGATTGCCGTGATGGCGGTATTGGGCGCGCTGCGGATGACGACGAAAGCCTCGGCCGGCTTGATGCCAAGCTGGTTGAGCTTCTGGAATGACACCTCCAGCAACTGCGTGCTGGCGTAGGTGGACTTGTTCTTCATCAGGTTCTCGAACTCGGCCTTGACGCGCTTGCCCTCGGCGTTGTCGGGGAAAACATCCGTGTTCAGGATGGCGACCGAAAACAAGTCCTGCTTGGCGATTTCGAGCAACTGGCTGAAAAGGTTCGTGAGCTGGTCTTGGAACGGCATCAGCTCGTGCGCCATCGAGATGTTGTTGAGCCGCCCGTCCGACTCATTGAAGCTGAACACGGCCGCCGGGCTGCTCGGCATGATCTTCGCATAGACCACCGTGGCATCGCCGGCCACCTTGAGATGCACCCAGACCGGATGCGGGTAGGTTCCCCATCCCCAGTTCACCGGCCGAACCTTGACATAAATGTTCGTGAAGATGGTCGAAATGTTGTCCATGTTGCCGACCATGTAGAGGCCGACATTGTTCTTGCGGTCGTTGGCCGCCGGGTTGTTCCCGTTGACCTCGCCCACCTCGCCGTCGCCGGCCGCGCCCGGCTGCTGCAATGCCGGCGGCGAAACCACGGTCTTGAAATACTGGCTGAAGTAGCTGGCATAGTTGCTGAACCAGTCCACCATGCCGGACGTGTAGGAGACGGACTTTTTATTGAAGTAGGCCGCGTTGCTCCAGATGTCGCCCCAGCGCATCACGTCCCAGAATCCGACATACTCGCAGCCGGAATCATTGTTCAGGCTGGAGAGCGGATAGGCGTTGTCGTAGAACACGCGCGTCGGATGCGGGTTGACCCATGACAATCCCTCCTTTGCGATACGGACGCGCTTCTTGATTTTCTTGTCGTCGTCAAATTCCACGGCTGCCGTCGCGCGCTCAAGCTGCACCTCGCGCTCCCAGTAGGCGCGCGGGAAGGTGACGCAATGCGCGAACAGGAACATATCGCGGATGCACTGTGTCTCATGGTGCGAGTAGCCGTATTGGTCGGCCATGATGTCCATGCGCTGCGAGGTCATGTCCGCGCGCAGCTTGCCCACCTGGGTCTGGTCGCGCGCCTCGTATTTGTAGTGCGGCCAGAGGTTGCCGTATTTGATGGCCTGCGGGGCCACGCGGCGGGTGATGACGCTGCGGATGAGATTGATGTTGATCTCGGTGAACTTCGGGAGGTCAACGCTGATGATGTTTCCATTGCCATCCTTGCGGCAAAACTTTTCCGCCGAACCGAGTGTGTCCTTTATTGAGTTGAGCCGCGCCATGTCCATGCGGCCCTGGGCGTATTGGATGAGCGGCAGGATTTGAGAGTTGATCGGGAGCGAGTCCCAGGCCATGTCAACGGCGGAAAACTTGGAGTGGTTGGCGAGAGAGAATGTAATATGCTCCTGAAGCCATGCCCGAATCATCACCGTGAACTTTTCGCGCCCTTTGACATCTTTCTCGATCTGCTTGATTTTCTTTTTACCCTCCGAGCCGAGCGCCTCCAGCTTGATGCGCTGCTTTTCAGACGGGTTGACGGCGGTGAAGAACTCGCGCAGCCGCGCGTCGTCCGTTCCCATTTCGCTTAAAATGTCAAAATCCACCATAATCTCATTTTTTCAAAAGGTTGAACGGCATCGGCAGCTCCCACTTGTCGCCACCCTTGGCCTCAAACACAGCGCCCTCAATGATCGCCAGCAGCAGGCTGGCCGGCGCGCTGAATTTATTGTTGCGCAGCATGGTCTTTAATTCGCACGGTTTCAGGCCGATGAAGGCCGCCATTTCCTCCGGCAGGATCTGGCTCACCTTGCATAGCGTGTAAAATCTTTTTCGCTCCCAACCTTTCGTGATGCCAACCTTCCGGTAATGCTGGCGCACAATCGGCGCGATGGAACCTTCCCAGTCGCGCCTGGCTATTTTCCCGGCGCGGCTTCCTCCTCGTCCGGCGCATTGGCGCTCTTGATGGCTTCGACAGCCGCGCCACCTTCGGGCGCTTCGGGTTCGCCTTCGCCTTCACCTTTTTCCTCATCCTCGGTTTCGCCGGTCGGCTCGTCGGCCTCGCCCATTTCAAAGGTGACGGACGGAGCGTCGTCGGGTAAGGACGGGTCTTTGATGGAAACGGAGTCGCCTTCGTTCAGCGCGAAGTGGACAACCTTCTCGCCGTTCTCGACGAGCGTTACCACGGCCGAGGTGATGGTGAGCTTGTCGCCGGGTTCGAGGCGGGAGAGGATTTCTTTTACCTGCGGAGGTAGATCGTCAGGCGAAAGAACCAGTGAGTTGCGGATGTCAGTCGAATCCATAATTGATTTACTTTTGCAGGGTTTTGACCAAATGCAAGAAAAATCATCCGCAGCTAATCAAACTCGGCGCCACCGCATCGGTCGGCATATAGATTCTAAAATCTGGATTTATTTCCATGCGCCAAAGCGGGTAAGTGAGGCTGTCGAACTTGTGCGTGTAGCGGCTCGTCTCACGCGGGTTCTCCGGGTTCTTCTTGTCGGCCTCAAGGAACATCAGCATATCGCGCGCCTTCTGGCACGTCGCCGAAATAAACACCTCGTCCTGATACAGCTTTGACTGGAGGAGCTGGACGCGACCGGCGATTGACCCGGCCCCTTTTGGACAGCCGAGCAGTTTGATCTCACGCTCGCCAAACTCCTGCTGAAATTTATTGAACTCGCGCTCGAACACCAGCGCGTCGTAACTACCCTCGATGCCGCCGCCGGGACGCCACTGGTTGATGGCGCTCTCGTCGGTGATGTGGATGAATTGAAAATCGTAACCCACCTTCTTGCGCCACCACCGCATTTTCTCAATCACCTCGCCAGCCAGGTTCTTGTAGAGGATGCGCTGCTTCTCTTTGTCAATTTCATCGAAGATCTGCCAGATGGAACTCTTTGCGGTCGGCAGCCGCTGGGTGAACGTGATGGATGACCAGACCTGCCCCAGGTCGTAGCCTAAAATAATCGGGTAGCCCGGCTTCGGCATCAGACCGATACCTTTAATTGAGTCGCCCTTGACGTGGATGGACGGCTTGAACCACTCCTTGAACAACCCCTCGCCGGTCGGGCGCGGAGTCCACTTGCCGTAGATGAGCCGGTCAATGGCACTCTTGTCGAAGCGCGCCTCGGCCAAGATGGTATTCTGGTAGGCCTTGATCTCCGGCGGCTTCCAGTGGACATTTTCCTCCACCGGGAAATGATAGACGTGGAACTGCTCATCCAGGCCCAATAACCGGCCGCCGGCATACTTCGGCATCTCACCGTATTTTTCCTCCCGCACATGGATGCGTTCGTGTGGTATTTCTGGCTCGGTGTTGCCGGCGGTGCGGCAGGGGACAGCCACCATGTTTTTCCAGACCCAGCTTTCCTCGCCGGTATCGGCCGGGTTGCAGGCTGCCGAGAATATGCGCGGGCCGCGAGTTGGCCGGCGGATCTGCTGGAACGGGGCGAAGAAGTAATCCGGGCTGCCGGCATCCGTGATTTCATCGAGGAAAAAATAGGACGGCTCCATGCCCTTGATGCGCGCCTTAATGTTCTCGCCGTGCGGGATGGACTTCAGAATTACCCGGGACCAGCCGCCGTATTTATTGCCAATGAAGCAGAACTGGTTTTTCTGCTGGTCAGCCTTTGGATCGGTGAACTCCAGACCCATGCCATCAGCCCACTCCGGGAGAATCAGGCTGTGCAGTTTTTCCCATGCACCACCCTCCTTCGCTGTGGCTAGCGCGAGCGAACAGATGACGGCCAATGGTTGCAGGTTCGGCAGTCCCACCACAGGCTTGGCTACATCGTCGTAGCAATGAACCACCAGATCATGCAGCAGGCAGCCGGTCTTGACGCTGGCACGCTCTCCGTAGAGCAGTTTGACAAGCACATCGTCCGGCCGGTTCAGCACCGAGCGGACTTGCAAAACTTTGTAGCCAATCGGCCCCATCTTTGGCCGCCACGACTTGCGTTTTACCGCCTTCGGCTTGCGGTCAGGCGGAGGCTCCAGCATGGCCTCCACCATAAGGTCGTTGTTTTCATCGCTGGTCATTCGGAGGCTTGGGCCAGATTAAGAACCCCTTTTGGGCGCTCATTGCGCTGCTTGTTGCCTTCGTTCTTCATCTTCCAAATCTTGGCCTGGATGAGCGCCGAGCTGTTCACGCGGTCGCTGAACTGGCTCATCACTTGGAGCAGGCCCCGGCGATCCTCGCGCAGCATGGACTCCTCCGGCAATGTCATCGGAAAATCTCTCACTGTTTCCGGGTCGAGTCGGGCGTCAATCTTCTCGATCTCAACCATGACCTGCAAAAACTGCTTGGTGACGCCGCCGCCGGTCAGTTGCAGGCAGGATCCGAAGTGGCGGCCGGCCAGCTCGCGGATAGCCATCGCCATGTCGAGCGTGGAAGTTTTCAGCCCCATCTTGGAAAGACCGGAGCGCACGTCGGCGTCCTCCTTTTTAATCGCGGCGGCGACATCCTCCTCGGACAACAGAATCATTTCTTCCTCGCCGGGGATGGCGTCACGATGCAGGGCGGTGGCGGCCGGCGGTGGACTATCTTTCTTGGACATCCAGCGCGCGCGTAGGACGGAGTTTCCCTTGATGCGCTCCTTGAGCTGCGTGCCGGTAAGTGAAAGCAGCGGGGCGGCAATGGAGATTTTCCCGCCAGACTTAATCATGGCCAGGTTTGTGACCTTCTCAATTTCGGTTTCTTCAGCCATCTTCAGTAGTCTTTGTGGTCAGTTATCGGTGCATGAAGTTTTCGGCGCCACCATAGCCACGATAACACCGGAACGGCAAGCACGAGCAGCACGCAATAGCGCTCCCACTGTCAAGGGGGCTTGATGCCGAGG